GCAACGGCGCAGACTTCGACATCCCGATGTTGTCACACGCCTACACGCAGATGCAAGTCGAAATACCTTGGAAGTTCTTCAACTCCCGGTGTTACCGGACGTACAAAAATCTGCCCGGAGCCAAGGACATCCGTACCGCCCCTTTGGGGGTCAAGCACAACGCACTGAGCGATGCCTACCAGCAAGCCCAGACACTCGTCGCCATCCACAAGGCGCTTTTTCAGAAGGAAACAGAACATGCCATCAATTGACGAAACCTTAGCCGAGCGCGGTGCGCGATACGGTGAATTTATCGACCACGCCAACGTAACCCAAGGCATCAAGAATGCCATGGCCCAGGGCGAGAACTGGGGCAACATGGACGATGACCAGCAGGAGTGTCTGGAAATGGTCGCCCATAAACTTGGGCGTATCCTGAACGGTGACCCAAATTACACAGACTCCTGGACTGACATCATTGGGTACACCCGCCTGGTGGAAAAGCGCCTGATTGAGGACCATGCCAAATTGGCGGCGGCCAAAAATCGGGCGGAAATTCCCCGCAAAGAGATTACTGATGCTGAGCTGGTAGACAAAATCCGCAACCTGGAACCTGGGTTCCATGTCATCTTCATCAATGAAGAAAGTGGCGAGACAGATTGAGCGCCAAACCTGAGACGACGTTCGCAGCCAGAATCCATAAGCACCTGAACAAGTCCACCTATCATATGAAAAACAACAACCCGTACCTCTCGGGTGTTGCAGACGTGTGGTACAGCGGCAGTTCCGGTGACTTGTGGGTCGAGTACAAGTTCCTTGTCGTGCCTAAGCGAGACACCACCACCATCAACATGGTGCAGGGCAAAGACCCCATGATCTCGCGCCTTCAACAGCAATGGCTTGAAGCCCGGTTCATGGAGGGTCGGTCTGTGGGTGTCATGCTTGGATGCAAGGAGGGTGGTGTCTGGTTCCCGAACTTGGACTGGCAATACGGGTTTACGACTCGCGAGCTAAAGTCATGGATCACGCCCCACCACAAACTTGCGTCGTTGATAGAGCAACGAGTTAATGAGTTCCGCGAGTCGGATAAATCTTAGCTAACATCCATCAGGTGTGGCGCGGCACATTTTGTTGGAGCGCGCATCCAAGGAGAACATCATGAGATTTACAGAAAGCGGGCTCTACAACGCCCTGGAAAAAGTGTTACGCGAGACAGGCAAAGCCATGGACTGCGTCGAGCTGTTCGACATCCCGGAGGTCCGCGACCACGCGGCCTCAGCCAACCGGGTGTCTGACTACCTCGGGTCGTTGTGGCGCAAGGGCCTGTGTACCCGCATACCTTCACCAGGTGGTGACAAGTCCAGAGCCAAATGGATGTACCAGTGGAAAGCGAAATCAGATGACTCAAAAGTGATCCCAGGCCCACCCATTGCGGGTCTGGGGTATGCACCCAAGCTGCTGGTAGACCGCCCCTTGCTTCAGATCACTGAGGAGGGGCACACCATCCAGCTGACCACTCCCCACTTGACGATCCTGATCAAGACACGCTAACCCACGCCGAAAGGCGTACTGATGACTCTAACCTCTATGAGAGACCTCCTCACCAAAGACGAAGCCGCCCTGGCCAAAAGCCAAGGGTGGTGCCTGGAGTACGTCTATGAAGTGGTTGCTGTGTGTGCTGCCCTTGGAGATCAGGGGCAACACCCAGCAGGCCATGAACACAATCGTCACCCTGGCCAAACAACGCGATGCCCTGTGTCTCAAGGCGTTGCAACTTATTCACCAACACAATTTGAAATCATGAGCCATAACAAGTGCAGAGACGACACTATCGAGAAGAGACTACTGCGGCATACCCTCAAAACACCATCCTGCTGGGTCTGGACAGGTGGGAAGTTCACTGACGGATACGGCAATATCGGCACGAGTAAAGGCGCTCGACGCGCACATCGGGTCTCATACGAGCTATATGTCGGGCCGATCCCAGAAGGAATGCAGGTACTGCATAGCTGCGATAACCCATCATGTATTAACCCCGCACACCTTTCAGTTGGTACTTGTGCCGACAACATGAGGGACCGTGATACCAAGGGGAGACATGTGCCACGACCAGGTGTTCTAAATGGGGCGGCGAAGCTTAATGAGGCGGACGTGCGGCTAATTCGCATTTCGCCGTTGTCGACAACCGAACTAGCCGGGATATTAGAAGTTTGCACCCACACTATTCGTCGGGTGCGCACAAACACATCATGGAGCCATGTATGACGTTCCGACCAACCCTTGCGGTTAACGCAGAATTTGACAAGATCAAGTACCCCGTATACGCATCGCCCAAACTCGATGGAATTCGAGCGTTGGTGGTTGATGGAAAACTGCTAAGCCGCACGCTCAAGCCAATCCCGAACAAGCACATTTACGAGCAGCTCAGCCGCGAGGAGTTCAACGGGCTCGATGGTGAGCTGATTGTGGGCTCGCCCACCAGCAAGACTTGTTACACCGAATCGGTCTCAGGGGTCATGTCGTTTGACAAGGTACCTGACTACACGTACTACGTGTTCGACGTTCATGACATTCCAGACGCCACTTATCGCCACCGACGAGACTGCTTGCTCGACGAGCGGGGCCCATCGAGCTGGTTCGGCTTCCCGCAGATATGCCTGCTCGAACAGAGTTTGCTGCTTAACGAAGAAGCTATGCTGCGATACGAGGCTGAAAAAGTGGCTGAGGGTTACGAGGGCATCATCCTGCGCGACCCCGAGGCACCCTACAAGTTCGGGCGCAGCACTGTAAAGGAAGGGTATTTGATTAAAGTGAAGCGTTTCGAGGACAGCGAGGCTGAGATCATTGGTTTTGAAGAGGAAATGTTTAATGGAAACGACGCTGAAACCAACGAGCTTGGACGCACCAAACGAAGCACTGCAAAAATGGGACTCGTTGGCAAGTCAACGCTGGGAGCGTTTTGTGTACGAGACCTTAAGACCTCCATTGAGTTTTCAATTGGAACTGGACTTACAGCTGCCCAGCGACAAGACGCATGGAGCAGACGCGACAGACTGGTCGGCGGCCTGATCAAATATAAATTTTTCCCTGTTGGTGTCAAGGATAAACCTCGGCATCCGGTATTTTTGGGCTACCGTTCAAAGCTCGATCTCTAAACTCTACGAAAGACACACATGAAACTTTACAAGATCACTGCCAATGTCGACGGCACGATTGAAACCCAATACGTCGGCTCTCTGGGCGACGGCATCGTTGCACGTAAAGCACTGGCTGCACGCGGCATCAAACGTGCTGACATCAAGCAGGAAGAAGTCGATATCAAGACCGACAAAACTGGCCTGCTCAAATATCTAAACAGCCACGTATGAGCACCAACGTCTTACCGGCAGACCCAGACGGGATGAATGATCGCCGCGCCGACTGGGCGGCCACGGCGATCATTGCGTTCATAGGGGAAAACTGCACCGATGAATGCGACGCACTGGCCGACCTGTTGACCGACCTCATGCACTGGTGTGATCGCAACGGCCAGGTGTTTTTGGATGAGCTCAGCCGAGCCACCATCAACTACATAGCAGATACAACATATGAATAATGAAATCAATGTACTCAACCATGGTTCTGTCAGGCTCGTCGAGCACATGGGATCAGACCTCTCGATTGTCAGATCAGCACGTGTTAGTTATAACGCTGACTGGCGAGAGGGTGGAGATGATTCCAAGCTCATCGAATACCTCATCAAGAACCGACACACATCGCCCTTCGAGTCTGTTGTATTCACATTCGAGGTGAAGGCTCCGATCTTCGTGTTCCGCCAATGGCACCGCCACCGGACTTGGAGATTCAACGAGGTAAGCGCCCGGTACTCAGAGCTGCCTGAGGAGTTCTACATCCCGGAGGTCAGTCAGATCACGACGCAGAGCAAATCCAACAAGCAGATGCGTACTGACGTGGAGCACCCGCGTTCGGAAATACTGCAGCAAGTAATCTCTGACTCATGTGTCGAGTCTTTTGCCGCGTACAAGAACCTGCTTCAATTAGGCGCTCCACGTGAGCTCGCCCGTGGCGTGCTGCCGGTGAACACGTTCAGCCGGATGTTCGCCACGGTGGACCTGCACAACCTGCTGCATTTCCTCAAGCTACGATTGCACGAACATGCACAGTACGAGATCAGGGTCTATGCCCAGGCCATGCTGGAGCTGATCACACCCATCGTGCCGGTGACCGTGGCTGCTTGGAAGAAACACAATGACCCACAAGATCAGCACTGACGGCACAACTGCTGTTGCGCCAGATTACTTCTGGCAACCCATCGCCACCTGCCCCCACTCTGTCAAGGTCCAGCTCTTGGGCAATGGTGGTGTGGCGCAGTACGGCGTCTATCACGGCAAGAGCGACTTCTGGGTCGCCTGGGCCCCACTTCCACGAGTCCCCAAAACATTGAAATGAATACCACACAATTTATGGCAATGCTCCGCCTTCAAGACGAGCTAAACAAGAAAGTCAATTCTGAATGGCTCACTGCGGTCGAGGACTGGCCACGTGCCATTCACGCTGAGTCCATTGAACTGATGAACCACATTGGATGGAAATGGTGGAAGCGACAAGAGCCAGACCAAGCCCAGATCGAACTTGAATTGGTAGATATCTGGCACTTTATTATGTCCTTGGCGATCATCGGATGTGATGGCAGCTTGCAACGCGCAGCGCTGCTTATGAACGACATATGGAACCAAGAACCCCCAGTAGAAATTACTGACGCCCCCGCCGTGGAACTGGCTGAAGGCCTTGGTGTGCTTTTTTACATGGGAGCAACCCCCAAAGGCTTCCTTGTTTTCCGGGGTCTATTGGATGCTTGTCATCTGCCTGATGAGCGGTTGTACATCCGCTACGTCGCCAAGAACGTACTCAACATTTTTCGCCAGGACCATGGGTACCAAGACGGTACCTACGTCAAGGTCTGGAATGGTCAGGAGGACAACGAAGTTCTTGCCAGGATCATGGCCAAGCATCCAGACGCAAGCCCTAACGACCTATTGGTCGCGCTCACTGCTGCGTACAAGACGGTGGTGTGAAAACTCTCGGCCTCCCCGACGCTGCTGCACTGCTGCGTGTTCATCCGAATACGCTGCAGGGCATGGCGCGGACTGGCCGTGTCCCAGGCAGAAAAGTAGGGAGGTCCTGGGTGTTCATTGAAAACGATCTTATTGATTGGTTACGAACATGTCCCTCTACAAACAACCCAACTCCACCTTCTGGTGGGTCAACATCCAAGTCCATGGTCACCCACGGGTACG